TATCGGAGTACCATCAATCGCGCCACCATCAACATCAACCGTCTTAGCAGCTTCTACACTGAATGGTAACGTCAGGAATGTGGAACCATCATAAACCTTGATAACATGGTTCCCAGCGCCGCCTGAAGTATCAATCCAGATTAAGCCTTCTGCAAGCCCTGTTGCGGGAGCAGTTGCTTTAGTATGTATAGCATTAACTGCTTGATCTACAGACGGGAATGATTGCTGAACAACCTTCTTGATTAGTCTAAGATGGTCATCACCTTGACTTACCGGATCACCCGCAGGGGGATTAGCCGGGACAAGATTATTAATATAATTACCAGTTTCTAATGCCATTAGTAGTACCCGCCTGTATTAAGAACTCTCAGTTGTCCAGAATGTCTATCCTTTTCATCCTGTTCTTGTATGTCTTTTACTGCTTGATCAAATGCAGCAGCCCATACCTGAATTCGATCATCATTCTGCAAGAATGGCTCCGCTTCAAGTAAGCATCCATATAAGTACACATCTGGCGCATCAGTCAATATAGTATTGGTAGTTGTTAAAGCAGATAACGACGGAACCTTCTTGTAATAAAGGAATTTTATTGTGTAGACTACATCAGGGGATGGCCCTAAATAAAAATTATTACCTTTTATTGTATAAGATAAAGGTTTTCCAGTAGTGCTACCAGCCCAGATTCTATCCATAACTTCAGGAGTAATATAACTCAAAGGAGTTATTGGGTTAGTAGTTAAGTGAACTGTACGCATCTGTCGGTAGTCAGTAGGAAGTGAATAGCTCCTAGTTCCTGCAACAGTAACTTGTTCGGCTTCTGTTTCCATAGAACGGATACGCAAGAGCCTATTAAATCTAGCTTCAGCTAATGTAATAAAATCAGGTATCCTCGCAGTTAGATCATCCCTGTCTAACCAGTCAGCAACCGAAGTTTGCAGTTCTGTGTAATTTGAAAAAGCCATTATCTACGAGCAATAAAATAAACGCGATTGTTCAAAATGCCAAAGTTTGTTTGTATTGAGCCGGGTTGTCCCGGATTGTATAGCCACATAGTTATACCCTCGTTGGAGTAGTCCTGAAGTATTTGTTATCAGGATCATTTAAATATTTTGCAAGCAACTTGGGGTCTTTCTCTATAGCCCCGTTAGTATCTTTTAGCCATTGCTCCCAGATTGTTGTGGGTATAGAAGCAACTCTAGTACCATGCGCCTGTTTTCCGGGCGTAAGCTTATCCCCGTACTCTCGTTGTAATTCTTTATTAGCCTCTAGATTTGGTTCTAAATCCTGATGAGTTACAACACTATACGTGCCGTCTTTATGATCCTCAAACGTAGTTGGCCTGTAATGCTGATTTTTCATAACGGGAGACTCCCCCGCTCACCCGACATCTTTTTAAACGCTTTCATTGCTTTCTCTGTAGAAGCCTTTACTGTATAGTCAGTTTTAGTTGGTTTAACATCTTTCTGGGGCTTTAGCCCCTGCTTTAACGCTTTCTTTACGCTCATGCTTTACCTTTAAGTGGAAGGGAGCGGCCCCTAAGAGCCGCCCCCAGTACATCTTACGCAGCTTTAACACCAATGACTGCACCTGAAGCCTGACCATTTTTACCACGTAGGCCATACTCAGCAATCATCATCTGCTTAACGGAGTCACCAGTTTTAGCTAGAGTCTCAGTCTGGAACGGACGTAAATAGTCAATCGACCAGAAATCATAATCTAGTACATATAGCTGGTTAGCTAAACAGAAGCGATTAGGTACAATCTTGAAAGTGCCAAAGTCTGTCACGATAACATCAACAGAGTTGATCGACGTTGCCGGTGAAGTCTTATCGTGGTTTGTCACGATATCAGCAACAGTCGAACCAGCTAGTGAAGACATTTTGACTTTCAACGAAGAGTCGCACATGATTACATCAGGCGAACCGCCAGCCTTAAAAATCTGCTCGACACAATCATTGACGTGATCCATCGTCAACACAACGTCAGCACCCGCAGGAGCCGCTACACTAGTACCAGTACCAGCGTTAGCGACAGGAGCCGCAGGACCAGCCGTTGCATCTATGATGTTGGAGTCACCCGCTACAGCGTCACCCATCCAAGTCATACAAGCACCAGTTGCTCTTGCTACACCAGCAGCACCAGCAGCTTTCACTGTTTCACCCGTCAGCATGAATTCCATATCACGCTTAATTTCTTTTGCGCGTTTGGCTAGCTGATAGGCTTGCGAAGATTTACGACCCGCCCAATCTACTGCTTCAGCGGTGCCAGAAGTCTGGACTGCCTTTTCACTAATTTGGGTTTGGTTCGTCAACTTAACAGGCTCAACAACAGCTAACGATGCTGGGTCGTCGCCTTCAAGTTTGCGGTTCGCCGCTGCCGCAGCAAGTTCGTCTTTCTGCCACTCAAATAGAGTGTTAGAAGCCGTACCTTTACCACAGCCATTCATGAACGGAGTGTCCATTGGCGAAATGTTATAAATAATGTTACTTAGGTCTTCTCGGATTTGAACACCACCGAAAGTTAACCTAGTGCCGGGTGGGACTGCCATAATGCAATTCCTCCTATTTTAGAGTTCTACGAAATCCTCAAAGAGACTAACTGAGTCATCTACATGACCTGTCTCTTGAAGACGCTTCATTTGAGCATTACGTTTGCGACTAGCAGATTCTTTTTTATCAGTTCCTTTCCCAGACTTTGCGACCTTTGGTTTGTTTTTTGTTTTCTTAGCTTTGATGTTTTGAGTTTTAGACTGCATTTCCTCAAAAGCTTTAGCTTGCAACAAAATCAAAACAGATCGGTGATCGGCTAATTGGGATACCTCGTCAGAGGTAAACCCTTTGGATAAAGCAAAATCTCTTAAACCACCAGCTATTTCTGCTTTTATCTTCGGGTCTGCCCATTGAGGTATAATCTCAACCATCTTTGCGTGTTCTTCTGCAAGTGTCTGCTGCATCATGTGAGCTTGTTCTTGCTCCTGTTGGTGCATTGCTTGCTGAACGCCCTGCTGTTCACGCTGGATGTTAGATTGAATCTCGCGGTACTCATCTCGCTTTGTGAGATACTCTTCCCGGTCTTCAAGTTTCAATCGTTCCCAATCAGTGTTCTCTAAAGACTGTAACTGTGAATACTGATTTTGAATTGCCTGACTAGCGGCATCTACATATTGCTGACGGAACATCTGAGTTTGCTGAATCTCGGCTTGTGCCTGTTGAGCATAAGCTTCTAATTGCTTTCTTTGTTCAGATAGTTCCTGAGTTTTCTTTGTATAATCTGATTGTCGAGAATAACCGCTTACCAGTTCATCAAGGCTTACCTCAACATCTGCGCCGTCAACTTTGACAACGTAAACATCGGGTTCCTCTTCTCCTTCTTCCTCTTCCTCAGACTCTTCAGACTCTTCTTCTTCCTCTTCGGATTCCTCCTCAGATTCTTCGTCTTCAGAAACCTCATCCAATGATTCGTCTGGTTCTTCCGTGGACGCATCTTCTTCTGTAGGCTGCTCCTCTTCGTTTTTAGGTTCTTCCTCTTCGGAGCCTAGTAAACCAAGAATTGCGTTATGGGCTGCTTCCATACTTTCACCGGGAGCTACCGGGCCTTGCGGCACAGACGGGGCAGTTTGCGTGTCCGCCATTTTATTTCTCCTTAAATATGTTGTTCTTTTTGAATTTTCGCCATCTCTCCAGTTTCTACTATACTGGTTAGATGAAGGCGAACCCTCTCCAAGAGTCGAAGTGATAACCAAACCTGTTCTCTGGCTTCGGTATCACCTACACTGGAAAATTCCCAAGTGTTCTTTAAGTTTTGTTCTAATTCTGTAAATGCTTCTACTAACAAAGGGTCGGTGAGGAGGCGCTTGGCTTGTTCCTCTCGTTGTTGGTTCATGTATTATCCTATAGCAACGGGCCTATTTTGTTCTGCTTCTAAGTTTAATTCAGCGGCTTTTAACTGTGCATCAACCGCAGCTTCTTCTGCATCCTTTTGGACTCTCATGAATTTTACTTGCAATTCCCCTTGTTTTATTTCAAGTTCTTTTTGTTTCATCTGCATCTCAGCTTGAGCCATCTGATCTCTCATAGATGGTCCTTGCTGTGGTGGAGGTGGTGGTGTCAAGAAGTCATCAGTATTCTGATAACCCATTGCTTTTACAAGGGCTTGACCCATGTTATACATATTTTGTTCTGTGACAATCTTTAATCCACCCTGCATAGCTTGGGATGCAAACTGTATCATCTGAGAAAGATAAGCCATCTGCTGATCTTTCGATCCATGACCCAAAGCAACAGATACGCTGCAATCCATCTTATCGTTCCACATATCAGGGCGTACAGGCACCCACTCATTGCGTAACATTACAACGCGCTCTTTGTCTTGATTCTTTAACAAGAGAGCGTATATTCTATTCATTAACTCTTTAACGCCTGTCTCGGCAAAGTTTCTTGCAACTAATTCTATGCGTGACTGTGCGCCAGTTAATACTGCATTGACTGCTGTTGCAGTAGTATGAGAGGTTAAAGCTTTATCGTTAAGCCCTTGAGAGTATTTGGATACCCCTGCAC